ATCCTCTATTGATATTATTGGAAAAAATTCACAAATATTTATATATTAATGAAATCGGAAACTATAAAATTATAAATGATTCATATGATGAATTAGAAAAGCATGGATCATATACAAATTATCTGAATAATATATTAATAAAATATTTCAAAAAACAAAACATGATAAATAGAATTACAAATGAATCATCTATTAGGATGTTTGCTAATTATATTAAAGATCATGGTAGTGAATGGCATAGTGAATCATTTTTTTCTAATGACATTTCAATTATGAGATCTAATTTAATTGAATTATTAACTAAATATAAAGATATTATATTATGTTTTTCTTATTGGTATATTATTACATATTCAGAATCTAAAACTAAGATTAAAGTTGATAGTTTTATAAAAAATAATAAAATTGAAATATCAGATAAAATAATTAATATTCTTAGATATTTTTATAGGTATACTGATGTTGGTGGTGATTATTCAGAATATGTTCATCTAACTAAAGATAGAATTACTAATGATTATGATACTTCAATTTTTTTACAGGAAAATCAAGGAGAATCCAATGATTGTTTTATTAAATTTATAAATTTATTGGATCAAGATAAAGAAAATTCGAAACAATAAAAAATATTTTAACTATAAAAGTCAAATAAAAATATTATGACTTCATCCTTAGAAAAAGTTTTTTTTAATTATATTTTAAAATATAAAAAACATTTTGAAATTGTTAGACCGTATTTTTTTAGAAACTCGGAAGTTCAATTTGTATTCAAAATAATTAGAGAATATATTATTAAAAATTCGGAAGCTCAAATACCTACACCAAGACAAATTTTAGAAATGGTATCCTTAGAAGATAAGGATAGTATAATTACAAAAGAGATTCTTAAATCTCTACTTACTGATAATTTAAAAGATTATGATGAAAAAAACTTTATTGAACCTAATTTTAATGCCTGGGTTTTGACAAATAGAATAAAAACAGGAACAGTTGATATAATAGATGAAACTAGAAATCTTGATAATATATCTGACTTTGACACAGCTGTAGAAGCAGCAAATAGAATACGAACAATAGTTGATGATATGTCATCAACAAGTTTTATTGATGATGATGACATGGGTTCTGATTTTGATGATGCTGAAATGCACACACAAGATAGTTCCAGATTTAAAATTAAATCAGGATTCGAAACAATTGATCATATTTTAGGAGGAGGTTGGGATATTGGAACTTTTAATTGTATAATGGCAGAGACTTCTAATGGAAAATCTCTTTGGATGCAAAATTTTGCTATTAAATCAGCTGATATGGGTAATAATGTTCTTTACATAACTCTTGAAATGAGTGAAAGAAAGGTCATTAAAAGACTTGGAGCAATGAGACTAAAAATACCTATAAATGATTATGATGTTATTAGTAATAATGTTGAATTAATCCGTAAAAAAATAAAATCACTTGGAACAGAAAAAGAAGGTGGTGATTTATTTACTAATAAAGTTGGTAAAATATATACTAAGTTCTGGGCAGCTGGTACAACGACTATAACTGATTTTGATAATTATATCCAAAAAATATCACAAAAAAAAGGAATTAAATTCGATTTAATAATTGTTGATTATATTACATTAATTGCTGTTCCAAAAGGATCAGCTGATAATCTTTATATAAAAGGTAAACATTTATCAGAAGGTTTAAGAGCACTAGGTTCTAAATATAAATGTCCTATTATTACTGGTGTTCAAGTATCAAAAGATGCTTGGAATGCCTCTGACATAACACTAGAAAGTGTACCAGAAAGTAAAGCTATTGCTGAAACAGCGGATACATTTTGGGCTATTATTAGAACCGAAGAAATGAGAAGATTGAATATGTATCGATTCAAATTATTAAAACAAAGGGACGGTGATTTTTTGAAAAGTCAAATAAAACTGACTTTAAATTCTACTTATTTAACACTAGAGAATGACCAATTTATAGATTAATATAAACCTATTAATTATATGATTATAACTTTTACATATACTTTCATATAATATATATCAAAACCCCTAAAAATATAGGTCTTTTTGAGTAATTAAATAATGAGTAAATCATTTTTAAAAAATAAAATATTTTAATGAGTAAAAAGAAAAAATATGACGATGATGAATTAGAAAACTTTGATGAATTAGAAGAAGATAATTCTAAATTTGAGGAAGATATACCGGAAGAAGATTCCGAATTATCCATGGATAATATAGGAGAGTCTATATCTGATGATATAGAAAATATTGATATAATTATTGAAATATCCGAAGATGATTCTGAAACTGAAACTGATTCTGATATAGAAAATTCAAAAGATGATGTAATATTATCTAAACATAAAGTTCAAGGAAAACATTCCTTAAAATATGATTCAATTTTTAAAGGAAAAAAAGATGAAAAATTAGAAGAAGACGACGGTGACCAAGCTAATATGTATTTTAATGAAAAATTTGAAGTTGATAAATCTTCATTTTTTTATGTAGAATCATATGATAATGAATTTTATATTAGACAAAAAAATATAAAAGAGAAAGTTTACAATGTATTATTGGATCATACAAGTATAAATTTTCTAAATAATCGTAGAAAACCATCAAAATCTGATTTTAATCATTATTATTATTTATTAAAAGCCAATTTAGAACAAGATGGATTTACAAATATTGAATTATTTAATGAGTTATCTGTTTATTTTTCTGATAATCTATTTAATATGTTTAAATTACTTGATAATAAATGGAGAAATTTAATTATAGTAGAATTACAAGAACATATTGGTAAAAATACAAATTCCAAAGAAATAACAAATAGAAATATTTATGTTGGTACAGAATTAGAATTTTCACATTTAGATCCGTTAGGTAATGAAAAAGTTTATACTGGGGTAGTAGTAGAAACTGATTATGATGAATCAGTATTTAAAATAGATTCTTATGAAAATATCTATGAAATTCACATTACATACATTGTAAAAATACTAAATAATACAAAATTTAAATATAATTTAAATAAATTAAACAATATAGATTTTCTTTAAAAAATAGTAGAAGTTATTTTTAATTATAAATTAATAACAATATATAAAATTCTAAAAATAAATATTATAATATGCAAGAAACAATATCGAAAGATGTTAAAAAATCAACTCGTAATGAATTGATTGTTAAGAAAAGAAATAATCAAAATGAAGTTTTTGAAGCTGAAAAAATTAATAAAGTTTTAATTTGGGCAACATCAGGTATAAGTAGTGTATCAGCATCTGATGTGGCAATGAATTCTCATTTACAATTTTATCCTGGTATAAAAACCTCAGAAATACATAAAGTTTTAATTCAATCAGCTGTTGATTTGATATCTGATAAAAATCCTAATTATCAATATGTTGCTTCAAACCTATTGAATTATTTACTTCGTAAAGAAGTTTTTGAAACAAAAAAAGAACTACCATCTCTTTTAGAATGTATTAATAGAAATATTAAAGTAGATTTATATGATTCATTAATACTTAAGAAATACACCAATGAAGAAATAGATAAGTTCAATTCATATATAAAACATGAACGAGATTATGATTTAACATATGCCGGCCTCCAACAATTAATTGATAAATATCTTGTAAAAGATAGAAGCACTGGTAAATCTTATGAAACGCCACAATTTTGTTTTATGATGATTGCAATGACAGTCTTCTCAAATTATGATAAATCATTAAGAGTTGAATTAGTAAAGGAACTATACGACATGATTTCTGAACATAAAATTTCTCTTCCTACTCCAATAATGGCTGGTATTAGAACACCAAATCGTCAATTTTCTAGTTGTACTTTAATTGAAATTGGAGATTCATTAGATTCCATATTTCATGGAAATGTTGCAATTGGACAATATGTTGCTAAAAGAGCTGGTATTGGAATAAATGCTGGTCAAATTAGAGCTCTTGGATCAAAAGTAAGAAATGGTGAAGTAGTACATACTGGTGTTATTCCATTTTTTAAAATGTTTCAATCTACATTACACTCTTGTTCTCAAGGTGGTATTCGTAAAGGTTCTGCAACTCTTTATTTCCCTTGGTGGCATAAAGAAATTGAAGATGTTCTTGTATTAAAAAATAATAAAGGAACTGACGATAATAGAGTAAGACATATGGATTATGGTATTCAATTTGAGAAAATATTTTATAATAGATTTATATCAAATGGTGAAATATCATTATTTTCACCTTCAGATGTTCCTGGTCTTTATGATGTATTTGGCCTTCCGGAATTTGAAGAATTATATTTGAAATATGAATCAGATAAAAAAATACCTAAGAAAATTGTAAAAGCTAGAGATTTGATGAATTCTTTCGCTCAAGAAAGAATTGGTACTGGACGTATGTACGTTATGAACATAGATAATGTTAATACTAATTCTCCTTTTATTGAAAGATTAAAAATGTCTAATCTTTGTTTAGATATAGAAACATCATTTGTTAATTCTGTTGAAATCGATGGTGTTCTATATGAAAAGATGCAGTTATCTGAACTAATAGAGATGTTTAATAATGGTAAAAACATAAAAGTTTTATCTAAGAATTTAGATAGTAATGAAATGGAATTCAAACATGTTGAGAAGGCTTGGATAACTAAAGAAGACGCTGATGTTATGGAAATAGAAGATATTGATACTGGTTTCAAAATAATTTGTACACCAGATCACTTAATTTTCACAAAAAATAGAGGATGGATTGAGGCTCAAAATTTAGATGAAAGTGATATTTTAGATTTAATTTAAAAGGTGGGTAGTGTTATTTAATATATAAATAAAAATAACACTACTAACTTATGAAAAAAGAATATAAAGTCTATAAGATAGAAAATATTATGAATAATAAAGTTTATATAGGATATACATCACTTAGTATCAATGAGAGATTACATAAACATTATACTAATGCTTTATATGGCACAAAATCTAAGCTATATGATTCTATAAGAAAAAATGGAATTTCAAATTTTAAGATATCCGAACTATTTTTATCCGAACTAAGAGAAGAAGCTTTAAAAATGGAAATATTATTTATTGAAAAATATGATTCATTCAAAAGAGGATATAATATGACTTTAGGTGGAGATGGAGGTGATTGTACTTTGTATATGAATGATGAACAAATTAAAGATTATAAACAGAAATTAAGTTTGTGTAATGGTGGTTATAAAAATAATACTTTTTCTGGATATACTGATGATGAAATAGTTGATTTTGGAGCAAAGTGTTATCTTGATAATAATAACTGGATTCAATCACATTGGTTAAAAAACTATTGTTCTAAATTTAATATACCTAAATCTTACTCAAAATTTAGATTTAATGGTGAAGGATGGTGTGGATTAAAAAAAAGAATTATAAATAAATTGAATGAAATGGGATATGATATTAAAGATTTAAAATATAAAAAGACTGATGATCATAAAAATAAATTAGCCTCTCTTTATAAAGGAAAGAAATGGTATCATAATGATAAGCTTAAACTAAACAGACAAATATCCAAGGAGGAAGTAGATAATAATTGGTTCACTGGAAGAAAAAAATATAATTAAAAATATGTTAAAAATAAAAAGAATATCTCAAAGGAAAAATGTTGGAGATTTGACAGTCAAAGACAATCATAACTTTTACGCCAATAATATATTGGTTCATAACTGCGTAGAAATTGTTTTACCAACATCACCGATTGAAAATATCTATGATATTGATAATAAACCAGAAAATGAACAATATTCAGATGCTGAAATTGCTCTTTGTACACTAGCAGCATTCAACTTGGGTAATATTAAATCTATGGCAGAACTGCACAAAGTTGCTGAATATATTGTAAGAATTCTCGAATATGTTATTGAAAATCAGGATTATCCAATCAATGCAGCTAAGAAAATGTTAAAGCGTAGATCAATTGGTGTTGGTGTTACAAATTTTGCTTATTGGTTAGCTAAACAAGGAATTAAATACTCTGATAAAGAAGCACTTTTTTATGTTGATGAACTTTTTGAAAATATTCAATATTCTTTATTGAAAGCTTCAAATAAATTGGCTCAAGAATTCGGGAAATGTGAATGGTATGATAAAACAACTTACTCTAAAGGAATTTTACCAATTGATAGATATAATAAAAATGTTGACGAATTAGTTAAAAGAGATTACTCTTGTGATTGGGAAACTTTAAGAAAAGATATTGAAGAATTTGGTTTAAGAAACTCTGTATTAACAGCTATAATGCCAGCAGAATCTTCAGCAGTTGTACAAAATGCAACTAATGGTATTGAACCAATACGTTCATTAGTTATTACTAAAAAATCAAAATCAGGTTTAGTAAAACAAGTAGCCCCAGAATGTATTAAATTAAAAAATAAATATGAATTAGCATTTGAAATGCCAGATAATCGTGGATATACTAATATTTGTGCAGTAATTCAAAAATGGATTGATCAATCTATTTCAGCTAATCATTATTATCAGTATTCTTCTGATGGTATTTCAATTGGAGGAGTTATTAAAGATGTTTTATATTCATATAAATATGGTTTAAAAACTTTGTATTATGCTAATACAGATGATAAAAAATCAGACGATTTAGATTCAATGGGTATAGATGGGGATTGTGCTAGTGGCGCCTGTTCCATCTGATTTGTGAAATAGGGACTTGTGGTTGTCTAATATATATTATATGATTATATGTAATGATATAAATATTAATAGTCGCAAGTCCTTAATTCTTTTTATAAAAAGTAATGATATTCATTCATTTTCAGGAGATTTGGAGAAGGTTTTAAAAATTGAATATTTTATTGAAAATAAAATAAAACTTATCAAACTATTAAAAGAATATCTTTTCAAGATTGAAACATTTATTTTATTTATTAATTCTAATAATTTTAACGATAAATTATTAGAATTAGATAGATTGAAAAAATTTATTAATTATGTTCAAATAAAACCAAAAGATAGAATGTCGGATGATTATCACTTACTCAGATTTGGATTTATTAATAAGGATCATAGGAATAAATATGGACTATCTTTGGATAAATTTATAAAAAGATACGGTGAAGAAAAAGGAGAGATTAAATATAAAGAATACTCATAATTACAAAAAAATAAATCAAGATATAGTATTAACTATTGGATGGAAAATGGACATTCAGAGGTAGATTCATATAAAATATTAAGTGATTTACAATCTAGTCATACTAAAAAACATCTAGAAAATAAATCAAAAGAATATATTCAAGAATATCATAGGTCTAATTCACCTTGGAGAGTTGAATATTATTTGAATAGAGGATATAGTGAAAAAGAAGCTAAAGAAATTATATCTAAGATAAAAAAAGAGTCTTCTATGTTTTGTTCAGAATATTATCAAAAGTTAGGTCATCCACTAGAAGAGTCCAAGAATCTGAGCTATGAATATTGGAAAGATAATTGTTTTCAATTATTTACGAAAGAATAAAAAACTTGGATATGTGTGTTTATTTTGGTGATTCTAATATTGGAAAAAAAGAATACTTCCTTTACGATAAGAATGAAAGTAGATATTACTTTTATGACTTTACAATATTAAATGGTGATATAAAGTTGATAATTGAGTATAATGGTGTAAAATATCATCCTAGAAAGGAAAAACTAACCGAAGAAGAATGGAAAAATTGGAAATGTTTATTTAATGAAGGTGTTGATGCGGAAACTAAATATAAATATGATTGTAAAAAGAGAGACTTAGCTTTGTCTAATGGATTTCAATATTTAGAAATATGGTCCGATGATGATTTTGATTATAATATTCAAAAATCAATTGACTTCATTCTACAATCACTTCAAAGTGTGGTTTAAATTTGTTCACTGATTTTATTAAAGGATTTGTTTCTATTTGTTAGTTCTATTTCTTCAAAGTATTTCAAGTATCTCATATTCTATATATAAACAATTAATGGTAGAATTTATATATAGAATATGATAAACTGGATTAAAAACTTATTTAAAAAGAAAGAGGAACCAATCGATCCTATTTCTATAAATAATTGGTCAATTAGTAGAACTCAAAATAAAATGGTATTTAAAATACCTGTTGGTAATTTGTCTAAAAAAGAAGCTGAAAAATACTTAAAAAAATTAATGAATCATTATAACACTCCAATTCAGAATTATTGGTTTCCTAGTCCATTTACTAAAATTAAAAAAATTGAAAGGATTTTAAATAAAATACAACCTAAAGAGGAAAATTAATATAATAAAAACAAAATTATAAAATATGAAGTCAATAATTAACCTAAATACAGATTTAGATTTTACAAAAGTACCATTATTCTTCGGTGGTGACTTATCATTACAAAGATATGATAAATTTAGATATGAGAAAATTTTTAATATGTTTAAACAACATATCTCTTATTTCTGGAGACCCGAAGAAATTAACTTATCAAAAGATAAAGCTGATTTTCAATCATTAACTGAACATGAAAAATTCATTTTTACTAAAAACTTAGGATATCAAATTCTTTTGGATTCAGTTCAAAGTCGAGGTATTTCTAATTTATTAGCAGATTGCTCAAATCAAGAAGTAGAATTATTTTCAAAAACCTGGGAATTTTTTGAAACAATTCATTCTTACTCTTATACTTATATTATTAAAAATATATATTCTAATCCAAGTGAAATACTTGATAATATTTTAAAAGATTATGAAATTGTTAAAAGAGCAACTTCTGTAACCCATTATTATGATGAATTAATCAATTCACTTGATAGTGATACCGAACATGATAAAAAGAAGAAATTATACTTAACTCTAGTATCAATAAATATTTTAGAAGGTATTAGATTCTATGTATCATTTGCTTGTTCATATTGTTTTGCACAGAATAAAAAAATGGAAGGAAATGCTAAAATTATTTCATTGATTAATCGTGATGAGAACCTTCACATGGGATTTACTTCATTTTTATTAAAGACATTAAAAGAAGAGTGGTCTGAAGGATTCCAACAAATTGCAAAAGAATGTGAACCTTTAGTTATTAAAATGTACGAAGATGCTGCTAAAGAAGAATTAGAATGGGCTGAATATTTATTCAAAGATGGTTCAATTATTGGATTAAATGCTGAAATTTTAACACAATATATGAAATGGTTAACAAATAATCGTATGAAAATTATTGGATTAGATCCACTTTTTGATAAAGTTCAAAATCCAATTTCTTGGATTAATAACTGGACTGGAGGATCAACTAATGTACAAAACTCACCACAGCAGACCCAAATTCAAAGTTACATTTCGGGTTCGTTCAAACAAGATGTTGATGAAGAGTCTTGGGATGAGTTTTCTTTTTGAATAATCTTGAGGAGCAACTTGTATTTTAATATATAAAAAATATGTTGGAATTTATAGAAAAGTTTGAAAAAGTTCACAAAAATAGATTTGATTATTCACTTGTTGATTACAAAAGGAGTGATGTGAAAGTTAAAATAATTTGTCCCGATCATGGTGAATTTTTAAGTTCTCCATCAGTTCATTTAAGAACTAAAACTGGCGGATGTCCCAAATGTATAGGATATAAATCATTAACGGAATTTTTAAATCTATGTAGAAATATTCATGGTGATACTTATGATTATAGTTTAGTAAAGGATATTAGAAATAATAGATCTGAGTTAGATATTATTTGCCATGAACATGAGCAGATATTCAAATTTACTCAAAGATATTTCAATCACATAAACCGAAAACAAGGTTGTCCTTTATGTGCTGGGAGATATTCTTATGATTATAAAGAGTTTATTAGTAAAGCTAATAAAATTCATAATTTCAAGTATGATTATAAGTATCTTGAAGAAGATTACAAAGATAATAAAACTAAAGTGAGGATAGTTTGTAGAGAACATGGAATTTTCATTCAAAGTCCTAATTCTCACTTGAGAGGTGATGGTTGTAATTCCTGTGTGAGAAGAGATTTCAAATCAATTGAAAGTTTTATCATGGAATCTAATAAAGTTCATAATTCAAAATATGACTATTCAAAAGTTAATTTTGTTTCTGTTAAATCTGATGTGGTTATAATTTGCCCAAAACACGGTGAATTTGAACAAAATGCCTATAATCATATCTTAGGTTCTGGATGTAGAAAATGTTCAGAATGTGAAAAATATACTCAAGAATCTGTTTTGGATAAATTTAGGGAAGTTCATGGTGATAGGTATGATTATTCATTAGTTAATTTTAAATCTATAAGAGAAAAGGTAGAAATTATTTGTAAGAAGCATGGTTCTTTTTTACAAGATCCTTTTTCACACTATCAGAATCAAGGTTGTCCAAAGTGTAAATCTTCTAAAGGTGAAGAGAGAATAATTAAGTATTTAATTAGTAATAAAATTCAATATGAATATCAAAAGAAATTTGAAGGATTGAAAAATCAAAACTATTTACCAATTGATTTTTATTTACCAGATTATAATTTATGTATAGAGTATGATGGTAAACAACATTTTGAACCGGTTGAGGCTTGGGGTGGATTAGAATCGTTTGAGATTTTAAAGGAAAATGATTGGAAGAAAGATTATTTTTGTCAAAGTATGGGGATAAATTTATTAAGAATTGCTTATTATGATTTTGACAATATCGAAAGTATAGTTGGTGAATATCTGCTTAAATTGCCAAAAAAACTAATATTTAATTATAGATTGCCAAAAATATCAGATGATTTTTCTAAGGTTTTAGACCTATTTGGTAAAATTCCTGTAAAAGTCAAATTAAATGTTAAGCCGAATTGTTTAGAAAATAATTGTCATAATAATGTTGATAATTATGTCAATATGTATGGTGGGATTAAAATTAGTGGATATTATTTAGTTTATGATGTTGATTATGATAGATTTATTGCTATAAGACATTCTGTTTGGAAAAATACACATGGTGAAGTTATAGATATTACACCTTTTTCTGATGGTAGAAAATGGAATTTGTTTATTGAATCCGATAAAAAAGAAACCTATATTAATATATAGTATATGAAAATTAGGAAGATAAATGAATCTAATAGTGACCTTAACCTTGATTTAATAAAGAATATTGATGATTTAATCGATAATCATGATTATCTGAAAAAATTCGTTTCAAGATTCAAAGAAGATGATATTCAGTTTCATTTTAAAATTAACACAATAAAAACTGATATTCAACTTCTTTCTGGTAAATTAAATTATAAGAAATAATGGAAAAAATTATTACCATATTTAGTGGTGATATCGGCTCTGTCGGTATCATTTTCTGGGACATTTAAGCAAGATGTAGATTAGGAGAGTTATGATGAATTTTCTTTTTAATATCATTACATACACCTTGTTGTACTATTTCGGGTAACGATATTCAGATATATTTCAGGTTTTCTTTTTAATATATACAATAAAATAATAAACGAGTATGAAAGATTTAAAACACATAAGGAGATTTAACGAGTCAAAAGAAAACTTGAATATATCTAATGTTAGTGATAGTGATTTTTTAAAAAACTTAAAAAGTGTTAAAGGACATTGGTTTTCAGATACTTTTAAACAAGATATTTTTGAAAAATTAGGAAGAGATGGGTTAAAAGATGATACACTTTTTAAATTGGTAAATGATATTGATAGTGAAACCGCAATAAAAATACACAATGCTCTTTTTAAAAAATAATTATCACTAACGGTTACAAATATGAGAAGTAAATCTTTTCATTAAAAATTAGACAAAGTAAGATTTATTTCTTATATTTGTTGTTATAAATATGTAAAATTAAAAATAATAAATTAGATATGAAAACATTAAACTTAGACACACTGAATACAGATGATTTTTTTGATTCTATGGATAGAGAGGAGTTAAATTCTTTTGAATCATTATATATAGATTACTTGAAAAGAACTACAAATGATGATAATTTGATGACTGATAAAAAATATACATCAAAAGAATTGAAAGATTTACATGATATGTGTAATAGAAATTTAAAAAAAATATCTTTGATTAGAAAGATGAAGCATTTTTAATTTTATTATTTGTAACGATAATCAGATATATGTAGTTTTTTCTTAAATTGAAACACAAAAACTTAAATAATATGGATAATAAGAACACAGATGTTGATAACACAGATAAAAAATTACATATATCTGATGTTATGTGTAGTTTACCTGTTTCGGTAGTTAAAGATTTAGTGAAGGCGTATTGGTGGAACTCTTCTGAAATGAAAACTTCACAAGGAATACCGAAACAGATACAAATTATTTTAGCTGAGGTGAAGAGAGTTACAGGAGAAGAGTTCGATTGGTGGGAAAACGGAACTTGGTAAATTACACATAACGGTTGGGTGTATATGTAGTGGTGGATTAAGAGCAGAAATGTTTGTTTAACCACAAAAATCCATAGAAAGCACTAATGTTGAAATTACGGATGAAGCCACCATTACATATACACCTTGTTATGTACAGGTGTGGTTAATTTTAGACAAAACTCGATTAGAAGCACTAACAAAAACAATTATAGGGTGGAATTTTAATTTTCAAATATTTATATATAAAGAAAAGATGAAAGATTTGAGAAAGTTTATAGCTACTACCATAAGAGAATATTTGAATGAAAACACGTCAACATTCAATCCACATAAATTTAATTCATTTTCAGAATTAACTGAGCAAGATTTATATGATATGGCTAAATGGGGATTAGAGAACGATTTATCAAGTGGTGCTTGGGATGATGCAGATACGTTAGATGAAGCGATAATAAATGTTGTTAATAGCTTTAAATTACTTTTGAAAGATAAATTTCCTGATGGGTTTAATGGAATGCCAAATCCTGTTACAATTTATAGATTTGTTGTATTAGATAATCCAAAAGATTTGAATACTAAAAATCTTGGATATTCTTGGTTTACTAACCCAAATAGGATTAAAGACCCCGATTTCAAACAACAACTTTTTCATCTAAAAACGAAAAATTTATATTTAATAACTGCTGAAATACATATAAACAAAATAGATATAACAAGAAGTTTATTTCAAAGGGATATGATTTGGATTGAGAATGAAATTGTATTAAAAAACGATTCAAATATTAAAATTGTTTCATTAGATAAAATTATTTAAATTTGTGCGTTGGAAAAATTCTTTTTGTTTTCTTCACTGAACTCAATTAGAAGCACCAATGTAGCACTTGTACATAACGGTTGCGTGTATGAAACGTAACCTAACCACGAACTTTGATATTAAGCACTGAACTATAATAGGTTATGTTTTATACACCTTGTTATACACAGTACGGTTTATTAAGGTAGAATGTTGATACGAAGAACGAATAAAAACTTTTTAAAAATGTGGGTTGGAAATTTAATTATAAATATTTATATATAAACTAAAATTATGAGTGAAGAAATGAGAAAACATATAGATACTTTCAAAAAATTCAACTTAAATGAAGGTAAACAATCAAAAAATTTTATAGAAATTAATTTCTTGGATGAAATTTTAAATTCGGTAAAACATTTTCTACCACAAGATTTTAAATATATCAGAATATTTAATGAAACTGTTGGTTTTGAACAAGGTTCATTAGATTTAAAATTTTATAATTCTGGATGGAAACAAATTCAATTAGACAAAGATTTTGATGAAAATGAACAAGAAATATATGGTGAAATTTATTTACACGATTATATTTTAAACTCTTTGGTTGGTATGGTACAAGATTGTGATTTGATTAATTGGAAACATTCTGATGAATTTTTTGAAAAAGTAAGAATGGATAGAGAATATTTCTACGAATATAAAGGGTAGGAAATTTTTAAAAAGCTTTTTACACAGAACTATGATTGAAATA